ACAAGTTCACAGCTATTTTAATTGTAGCTATTTGTTTGTTAGCTGTTTTTGGTGGACCGGCTAGGTGACTAGAAAAACTAACACAATGTTAATAGGATTACTAGGTACAATTTTACTAGGTTTGGCTACTTGGACATTAGTCACATTAATAGAACTTCAGGTTTTAGTAGGTATGATAGAGACTGATTTGATGAATATTGACAAGCAATTTGGAAGGGTTTACAATTTCATTGATTCTGTTAGAGATAGGTAATGAGAGTATTAGGTGTATCGCCGATGCACGATAGTAGTGTTGCTATTGTACATAATGGTCAAATTGAGTATTTTTCCAAAGAAGAAAGACTTACGCGAAAAAAACGAGATGCGAGTCCATATCTTTCGATTGATAATGCTTTAAAATATTCTAAAGGTAAAATAGATTATGCGGTTATTTCCTCACCTACAAAAGACGATATATTAAACACTCAACTAGAGATATATATTAAAAAGAAATTAAATTTAAAAACTATTCGTCTTTGTGACCATCATCATTTATCGCACGCAAGTTTAGCTTTCTACAATAGTGGTTTTGATAAATCACTTACAGTTGTTATTGATAGAAATGGATCAAAGTTTGATCGTTTAAGAGAAAGTGAAAGTATTTTTATATGTGATTATCCGAATAATTTTAAACCAATTTACAAATCATATTGGTTAGAAAAACTAGGAATATATGAGGATAATTTAAATTATGAAAAAATAAAAGAAATTACAAAAGATTGGCCCGATTGTGAAGTTGTTGCTGATAGTACAATGAATATTACAAAAGTTTATGAAAGTGCTACCACACTTATAGGTCAAGATGCTTTAGAAAATGGTAAAACAATGGGATTAGCAGCATATGGAAAAGAGCAATCTTTTAAGTCTTTGTTTGCTAACGATGTTCCCGATACAAATCTTTTTGTATCGTATATAGACTATAATCAACAAGCAATACTAAAAGATCATTTACAAAAACAAATTAAAGAAGTACCTAACACAAATTATGAATTTTATGCAAACTATGCTTTTCAAGTTCAAAAACAAACACAACAACAAGTTTTAAAATTAGTTAAAAAATATGTGGAAAAAACTGGAATTAAAAAAGTATGTTTAACCGGTGGTTATGGATTAAATGTTGTAACAAATGAATATCTTATTAAAAATTTACCAGAGGTAAAATTTTATTTTGAACCTATGGCAGATGATACGGGAAATAGTATTGGGGCAGCAATGTTTGTTTATCGTAATGAAACAAAAGATATAAAAAAATATCCATTAAAACATACATTTTTTAATCACATTAAAGAAAACATTGACATATTACAGGGGGAAGAAGTTACAACTAAAGAAATTGCTAACTATTTAAATCAATCAAAAATAGTTGCTGTCTACCATGGTCAAGCAGAGGCAGGTCCAAGAGCGCTTGGTAATCGTTCTATATTATTTGACCCTCGTAATCCAAAGGCAAAAGATATTGTCAATAAAATAAAAAATAGAGAATGGTATAGACCTTTTGCTGGTTCTGTTTTAAAAGAAGATATGAAAAATTATTTTGAAACACATCATATTGAATCCTCACCTTTTATGACTATGTCTTTTCAAGTAAAAGAAAGTAAAAAAAATATTATCCCTGGTGTTGTACATGTAGACAATAGTTGTAGAATACAAAGTGTAGATGTCGATATACCACACTTTTATAATTTATTAAAAGAATTTAAAAGTATAACTAATGTATCTGTTTTATTAAACACAAGTTTTAATATGGCAGGAGAAGCGTTAGTTGAGAGCTTAGAAGATGCTATAAATACTTTTAATAAAACTAAAATTGATATACTTTGGTTTCCAGAGTTAAGAAAGATGATTAAAAAATGAAGTTAAGTAGAAATTTTACTCTTCAAGAGTTAACCAAATCGGACACTGCTGTCCGTAAGGGTATAGATAATAATCCAAACTCAGATCAAATAGCAAAACTACAATTACTTTGTGAAAATATTTTACAACCCGTCAGAGATCATTTCGGGCCAGTGGTTGTGACCTCCGGCTACCGGTCTCCTGAATTATCTGCTGCAATAGGTAGTTCAGTTAATAGTCAGCACTGTAATGCGGAGGCTGTTGATTTCGAGTGTCCAGGAGTCGATAATGCAGAACTTTGTGATTGGATTTATAAAAATTTAGATTTTGATCAAATGATTCTCGAATTTTATAAAAAAGGAGAACCTAACAGTGGATGGTGTCACTGTAGTTATGTTGAAGATAAACCTAGGAAGCAGTTCTTGCGTGCCTTTAGAGAAGATGGTAAAACTAAATATAAACCAATTTTAGGAAAAGCCACAGACTTATAATAATTTATGTTTTTTCAAACAGAAGAATTTTTAAATGGTTTAGATTATATTTTACCAGAAATACAAAAAATACCCCTTTACTCCAATAAACAATTTAATGAAAAATTTTTTATTGATAAAAAAATGTATCAAAATTGGCCAGGCTGTAGGAGTGAAGAATTGTCAAGATCTAATAAATTTTTTGCGTTACATTTTACTTATTTATTAAACAATTTAGCTATATTAAAAAATGTAAGTTACGATATGGAAATGTACATACATTTAAGAACGAAAGAGGATGAATATAAAGATTGGATTCATACAGACGATAACAATAACTTGGCTGGATTATTATATTTAAATCCAACTAATTTAGAAAGTGGAACACAATTTTATACTCCAAATAAAGAGATGGTTAACGATATTAAATACGTTCAAAATAGATTGATATTATATAGTGGACTTTACAACCACAAAGGATACGGTTACTATGGGTCTAATCCATCAGATGGTAGGTTAACATTAAATATGTTTATAACTTTTAAATAATATGGCAATTACAAGAGCGTCAATGACCAAACAATTAGAACCGGGTTTAGGCAGTAGTAATAAAGGTTGGACTAAAAAGGAAAAAGCAGAATTTAAAAAGGTATTGGTTAAAACTCATGGTAAAATCTACAAACCCAATAGCAAAAAACCTAAGGTCTAGAACTTACCGCTCTCAAGTGGTACAATCAAAGAAGTTGTACAACCGCAAAAAGGAGATGTTATACACTCTCAAAGCGGCCGCTAATAGAGGAGATAAAAATGGCTAAAAAAATGAAAAAAGGTACAGGTCCTTGTTGGGATGGTTACGAAATGATTGGAATGAAGTCTAAAGGTGGACGTAAAGTTCCTAATTGTGTACCTAAAAAATCAAAAGGTGGAGAGATGGAATATAAGGGATCTCTAATTAATTCAGATATAGATGGAGTTACTTATTCTAATAAATCATACGAAGACTACTACAAGGATATAATTTAGTGAAAAAAAATAAACTTAAAATCAAAAAGTTTAGAGGTGGCGGAATGGACATGGGTAATGCGGCCAATCAAGCTAAAAGTGCTGCTATGGCAACTACAGGTAATGTAAATCTAGGAGATACAGGACCTCAAGGTAGTGAGTCCATTACTTCTTTTAAAGATAATTATGCTGCAAGATTTAAATCAAAAGGCGTTAGAAATTTAATACCTGGTTCTCAGATGGCTAATACAATAGGAGCTATTAGAGATACTGCTACAGGTATGAAAGCTATGGGAATGGAGAATACTCCTACTCAACAAATAAATAATTCAAATAATAACACTTGTCCTCCAGGACAAAGAATGCAAAACGGAACATGTGTTCCAATAGGAGGAGCTCCTCAAGCTCAGAGACTTTCTAAAGGAGGAGAGTTTTCTTTTAATAAAATAGTTCAACAAGATTATTACAAGGATTTAATATAATGCCTCTTACCAAAAAAGGTGAAAAAATTATGAAAGCCATGAAAGAAGAATATGGTGATAAAAAAGGTGAAGGTATTTTCTATGCTTCTAAGAATAAAAAAACTATTGTGGGTGTAGAAAAAAAATTGCTTGGTGGCTTATTAACTGCAGGAATTAGATATGGAGTTAAGAGATATACTAAAGCCAGTGGTAAAAAACTTATTGATTTAACAAAAGGACAATCTAAAAAATTAGCTAAAGCAGATAAAGTTGAGGCTATAAAATTACATGGTGCTGCAAACTTAGAGGGCGGTGCAAAATTATCTAAATTAGATAAAATTAAATTAGATTACTATAAGGATATATTATAATGGCTACTTCAGGAACAACTAGTTTTAATTTAACTATAGAAGAAATTATAGATGAAGCATTTAACAGATGTGGAGTAAGACCTAATTCTGGAAATGATTTAAAAAAAGCAAGAAGAAACTTAAATGTATTATTTTCTGATTGGGGAAATAGAGGAGTGCATTTATGGAAAGTAGAACAAGATGAAATACAACTTGTTGCAGGACAAGCTCAATATGCTTGTAATTCAGACGTAAGTGATGTCCTTGAAGCTTTTGTTTCAACAAGTGGAGGAGGAAGTGACAATGCTTCTACTCAAGATGTATCTTTAACTAAAATAGATAGATCTGCTTATGCTGCTCTTCCTAATAAATTAAACCAAGGTCAGCCTTCACAATATTATGTGGATAGACAAACCACTCCACAAATTTATTTATATCAAGCACCTGATGCTTCTACTTATACTTATTTAAAATTTTACGTAGTTAAAAGAATTGAAGATGCTGGAGCATATTCAAATAATCCAGATGTTGTTTACAGATTTTTACCGTGCATGATTGCAGGACTAGCTTACTATATGTCTTTTCAATATTCACCAGATAGAGTACCTCTTTTAAAACAAACTTATGAAGATGAAATGATCAGAGCTTTAGATGAAGATGGTCAAAGAACTTCTTTATATGTGTCACCAATGACTTACTTTGGAGATGGAGTATAATGTCATACGCTCAAGGTAAAAGATCAATGGCAATATCTGACCGTTCAGGTCAGGCGTTTCCATATAAAGAAATGGTTAGAGAGTGGACGGGAGCGCTTGTTCATATTTCAGAATTCGAGCCTAAGCATCCTCAAATAAGACGTAAAAGAGTTGTTGCAGATGCTATAGCTTTACAGAATCCTAGAGCACAAGATTTTACATTTAATTCTGGGGGATCCAGATTTACTACAGTAGATTTAACTTTACCTGGAATGTTTGCTTTTAGTTCAGAAGGAATGCAGCCAGATGATGGTTCTGCTCAAAATAGAGCAAGACAAATAGGAACTCAAATAGGACAAATAACAGTGGAGATTTCATAA